GGCCGAGGTTGAGGGTGGTGCCGACGAGGTCGAGGACACCCAGGTGGAGGCGTTTCTCGGCGTTCTGGCGGGCGGTGAGGAGAGCGAGCGTTGCGTCCTTCTCGGATCGGAGCGCCGCGAGCACCTTCTCGATGATCGCCTCGGTCAGCAGCAGCGCTTCCTGGCGGACGTAGAGCGCGACGCCTGCGAGGCCGCCACGGACGATGTCGGCGAGCCGTGAGGGGGCCGGAGGGTTCGCAGCGGCGACGACGGGGTGCGCGAGTCGCAGCTGGGCGATCTCGTGTTGGGCTTGCCGGTATCCGAACCGTGCTGTCCGGTCGAGCGCCAGCGCGAGGGTGTCTGTGAGCGCGGCGGCTTGGTTTCGGTAGACGCCGAGGAGGATCGCTGCGTCGGCGAGCGCGCGGGCCCGCGGGAGGGCGGACTGCTCGACGAGGCGGCGGCGGTTGACGATCTCGTTGTTGTGGCGGACCCAATCGACGTGGAGCTCGGCGGGCGTGAGGGCGGTACGCGGGATGAACTCTCCGTTGATGACGGGCATCGCTAGGGCATCGCCGTCGCGGGATCCTGGACAGCGCCGGGATCACCGACCGGAGTCAACGGCTCCGTCTTCGGCTGCCCCATCTGGTCGATCTCCGCCGCCTGCACCAACGCATCCTCGTCCTCGTCGGGCATCCCGACCGCTTCGCGCGCGGTCGCACGCGCCGCCCTGTCCGGCAGAATCATCTTCGCCAAAGACAGCTTCGCGACAGAGTCAGCGAACTCCGCCATCGAGCGCGCGTCGATGTTGCGGGCCACCAAAGACGGAAGCTCGTCGACCTGCGAATAGTTCTTCTCGAGGAGCCTGCGGATCGTCGGCCGGAACGTGTCGGCGATATGCGCCACGACACCATGCAGGACGTCGTACCAAACCTTTGCCTGCACATCCCCGACGGCACGAGCGCCCGTGACGCCATGGCCGAGCTCGGAGAACCTGACCAGCATCGAGCCTTTGATCTCGCCGCGGAGATACGTCAGGAACGTGGTGTTGTCGGCCGCGGCAGATCCCGGGGTGACGACCTCGAAGAAGAAGCCGCCCTCCGCGTCGGTACCGGACGCCAGCCCCTTCGGGCCGGGCATCACGAGGTAGGGTCGCTCGCCGGCGGCGAGGTCCTGGAGCATCTGCTCGAGCCGGTCGATCAGAGCCTGATCGTTCGCGTCGGACTTCGGCACGTAGATCACGTTGATGCCGACGCCGTGCCGCTCGATCGCGATCGCGTTGATCTTCTCGACGAGCTCCTTCAGGTACCAGGCTTTGTAGGCGGCACGGAGGATCGACTGGCCGGTGAAGTCGTCGCCCTCGCGGTCGTTGACGAGCAGCAGGATCTGCTCGGCCGGGATCGTCCAGCTGCCCCAGTCGCCGTCCTTGTAGGCGAGCTGCTCGACATCGACGAGCGCGCCGCCCTTCGCGTTCCACTTCCAGATCGTCTCCGGCTTGCGGTGCGCGAAGTGCTCCCACACGACGAACTGACGTGCCGGCGCCACGGTCTGTGCGTTCGTGTTCGGGTCTTCCCATGACAGCTCGCACTCGACGATCTTCTCGGGGAGCTCGTAGATCTGGAAGCCCTGCGTCAGGTACTTCAGCATCGTCGGGAACACCTGCCGTAGCGACTGCGCGGGGAACTCGAACAGCGCACGGCGGACCAGTTCGGCCTGCTCCAGATGAAGCGGATCGTCGGATGCCGGGTCGATGCCCCAGTCGGCGTTCAGCAACGGCGCCTTGATGTGCATCCACGCTTCCCGCGTGGCGCCATCGGAGTCGATCATGCGACGGAACGCGGTGAGGCCGCGCTTCCCGACGAGGTCAGAGTTGTACTCGTCATCGACCAGGAACCCCGACTGGTTGACCGTCCCGGAAGCGCCCTGCTCCTTCACGGTCGAGGGAGTCGGTGCTGCGGCTGTGGCGCGGACGAGCTCGAACGGTCCGATCTTCACCGTGGGCTCCCCTCTCGCCTAGAACGTCATCGCGCGGACACCCGCCGTCTGCGTGCGCGGCTCGTCGTCGCGCGGCCTGACCGGCGTCCGCAGATACGTGCCGCGCATCTTCAGCAGCGCCTGCGTGACCGAGTCGACCTGGTCGTCGTTCGTGCCGGTCGGGAACTGCGCGCACTCCTCCACAAGCTCCATCACCCACGCCGGCGTTCTCGCGGGATCCGGTCCTGACCCGTCAGGGAGCGCGAAGCCGGGGACGAACACGTTGCCCGCCTCGAGCTGCGGCGTGCACGCCTGCGCACGCGCCATCTTGTCGGTGCGGGAACTGTTCAACGTCAGCCCCTGCACGATGTCGCGGAGCTCGGCGACGACCTCGGGGCCGTTCGCTGCGTTCTCGACGACATGCGTCAACGGAAGGTTCGGGTGGGTGCGTTCGAGATGGTCGGCGGCGGCGCGCAGCGCGCGCTTGGTCTCCGTCAGGCCCGCCCGGTCACGCCATCGTCCGAGGAGATACCTGTTCGCGCCCGTCGCTCCCCAGTAGGTGCCGACCGCGTAGTCCGACGAGGTCTTCTCCTTCATCGTGGTGTCCCACGACGTCATCAGCCCAACGAGCTCCGGGCCCTCCCACAGATCAAGCCATGCCGGCGGGAAGTAGCGCCACCATGCGCGCTTCAGCACGCCACCCTCGGCCGGTGATGGGCGCTGCTGCAGCTGCCCGGCCGCACGGTAGGAGCCCAGCGTGACCTTGAGGTCGTCGAGGGCTTCGCGGCTGAAGTGGTCTGGCCAGAGCAACTCGCCCGGCTCCGAGCGGGGGTCGTCAGGCCAGACGAACGGATGGGAGGGCTCGTACTCCGCGGGCAAACACAGATGCGTCCAGCCGCCGAACTCCAACAGATGCCCGACCAGATCCTGCTCATGCAATCTCTGCATCACGACGACCTCGACGCCACGTTCGGGGTCGTTGAAGCGTGTCGAGATCGTCCCGTCGTGCCACTCCAGAACGTTCTGGCGTTCGGTGTCGGACTCGACCTCGTCGGCCTTGTGCGGGTCGTCGATCAGGATCACGTCGCCGCCCTCACCCGTGCCGGTGCCACCGACGGACGTGCCGAGCCGATACCCGGTCATGTTGTTCTCGTAGCGGGCCTTCTGGTTCTGGTCCGAGGTGAGAGAGAACACGTCGGCGTAGCGTGCGCGGAACCACGCCGACTGGATCAGCCGGCGCGACTTCAACGCATCCCGTGTCGCGAGCTTCTCACCGTACGACGCCGTCAGGAACCGGACGGTCGGGTCGAACGTCCACCACCAGACCGGCCAGAGCACCGACACGTTCAGCGACTTCATGTGCCTCGGCGGGATGTTGATGATCAGCTTGCGGATCTCACGGCGCGCGCAAGCCTCGAGGTGGTCGACGACCGCGTCGATGTGCCAGTTCGGCTTGAACGCGGTGGCGGGTTCGAGGACGGGCCAGGCGGCGACGGTGAAGTCACGCAAGCTGCCCTTCAGCCGCTCGGCTTCCTCGCGGAGCTCCTCGCCGCGGAGCTCACGCTCGTCGGCGGCGTCGAGTTCGGCGATCAGGTCTGCGCGCGCGTGCTCGTCGAGGCCTCCGAGGACATCGTCGCGGCCGTCACGGTCACTCTCCACCGGACGCCTTCTTCAGGAGCTCGCGGAGCGACTCGCGCTCCTCGAGGTTCAGCTTCGACACGTTCAGGCGTGCGGCCGGCGTCTTGTCGCGCTCGACGTACTCGGCGGACGAGCGGCGCCGCCAGTCGTCAGGGCGGGTGCGCTCGAGGAGCGTCATGTAGGCCTGCCACTTCTTCAGGTGCGACTTCTCGCCGCCGGCGGCGTCGAGGATCATGTCGATCAGCCACGACTCGCCCTGCGCGAGCGCGAGCTCGGACTCGAGCAGCAGCTCGAGGTAGAGCTCTTCCGCGTCGTTGAGGGCGCCGCCTTCGAGGTGTTTCCCGCGTGCTTGGCGGCCGCGGTTCTCCCACTCCTTCAGCGTGTCGCGGTGGACGCCGACGTGTCCGGACGCGGCGCGTTTCGTTTTGCCTTTCCGGAGCTGCTCGCAAAGCAAGACGATGATCTCGGCCGTCAGTTTCGTCGGGCGTGCCATCAGTCAGCCTCCTCCTGGGGTTCCCTGACGGCCGCGAGCAGCTGCCCGAAACGCTGTCCGGTGCGAATCTCGTTCAGCAGTCCCTGGAGTGACTTGTCTGGGTCGATGCCGCGTGCGGCGAGTCTCGCGCGCACGTCGTCGGGGATGCCCTCGAATCGCTCGCGGTGCGGGTACCTACTGGGTGTCTCCACCGGATACCTTCGCGACGGCGTCGCGCCATGCGCGCATCGCGTCGTCGAGTCTGCTCTTCGCGGGCTTGTACCCCGCGATCGCTTTGTCGAGGTCACGTCCGACCTTGACGAGCGACTTCGCTTTCGCCTCGAACGACGTCAGCGGCGACAGGGGCGGCGCGGCAACGGGCGCTGCGCTGCGTGCGTGCGTGTCGCAGAGGTAGGCGTGCCTTCCCCGGTTGCTTCGCGCAGCGCGTTCGCAGCCGTCGACCTTGCAGTCGAAGTCGTCTGTCGCGTCGCGGATCGCCAGCTGGTCATCGGCGGGAGGGCTCCTTGGGGAGGGATGTGTCGGGGGCGCACGGGGCGACACCACGCGGCCGCATAGCTTCGACCGTCCCTGGCGGAAGGTAGGGACGCCAGGCTTGTGGTGTCTTCACTCGGGTACAGGAGCAGAGCCCGTTCAGCCAGGTCGCTCACGCACCCCGACGGTCGAGCAAGCGCTAAAGCTGGAAGCGCGCGGCGATCGCCTCGCCGCCGGTGTTGCGTGCGTGCTCGACGAGCTCTGCGAGGTCGGCGGCGTTGACCGCGACGGCGTTGTCGGCCGCGTAGGTGGGACGCTTCTTCGCGCCGGTCTCGACCTGCGCGGTCGCGACGTCGCCGGGATTCTGCTCCTCAACCGGTGCAGCGTCGTCGCCGGCGGACGGATCTTCGGGCTTCTCGGTCGGCATGGTGGTCTCCTCAGGTCAGGATCTTCAGGGCGGTCTCGAGCGGGCAGCCGTTCGTGAGCAGCCAGCACGCCTGGTGCAGATCGATGTCGCTGCGGCGCGCCAACGCGATCGCGTCATCAGCGGGGTAGCCGGCGTCGAACAGAACATGCTCACGCCAACCCTCGACCTGCTCGAGCTCGGTCAGTGTGCGCTCGTCGGTGGCAGGCATCGCGCGCCTCCTCAGGGACGGGGCGGCGGACTCAACTCAGTGCGTGACGCTCGCGACGGGCGCCGAGCGCCCAGATGCCGAGGACGGCCAGGAGCGCGAGGAGGTGCTGGTCGTGGCGGCTCACACCCAGCCGTCCATGAGGCCGTTCAGGTCGTCGATCGCCTGGAGAGCGAAACGCCAGATAAGCACACCGGAGATCACGAGCCCGACGGTGAGAATCCGCTTGGTCATGCGAAATCCTCTCTCGCGTCTCGAGACTCGGGGTCGGTTGAGTAAAGAGCGAGGCGCTCATTTCCGGGGCCAGTCGGGCCAGATCGGAAACGGGCACATCGAGTTGTAGCGAAAGCTCCGGTCGGATGCAAATCATCTGGTGTCCTTGACCGCCCAGGCGGACGCGATCGCGGCGTCGACGACGCGGGCCATGAGCGGGGATCCGAGCTGGACGCGGAGCTGCTCGCCGTAGGCGTTCACGAGCCGGACGATCACATCAGCCTCGCCGGGTGGCCGTAGCGGCAGGCGACCTCGAGCTCGACGCCCTCGTCTGTCCACCAGAGGTCGTGCTGTGTCCGCCGCGTGCCAACCCAGGCGTAGTGGTCTCCCTCGTGAGCGGCGCTGTAGAGGCACCGGAACTGGACGCCGGGCATGACCTTGTGGAACTCGTGATGGCTCTCGCAGCGGTCGATCGCAGCGATCATGCCGTGTCCTCGGGCGGCTCCTCGAGCGGCGGGTTGAGCGCGGCGCGGAACCAGGCGAAGATGATGGCGGTTGCTTCCCAGAACGTCGCGCCTTCTTCGCGCGCTCCCGCGAATATGCGGGCCGAGGTGACGCCGAGGTCGGTCTGGGCTTTGCGGTCTTCGATGTTGGTGAGGGGATCGCTCATGCCGCGGGCCCTGACGCGACTGCTGCGTCGTCGCCGCACTCGGCGTTGTGCGCAGCCACGATCTGCCGCACGCGCCGGTCGGTGAGCGACTCATGCGCGGCGATCTGGACAGTCGACCAGCCCCACTCGAAATGCGCACGCAGGACACGCTCGACACGCAACTCGCGCGCGTGTCGGTGCCGCTCCTCACGTCCCCGCCACAGCGAGTCCTTCGCGACCGACGGCTCGTCACCCGGTGCGCGGATCGGGTCAGGCATGTGCGCGTCGAGGAACCGCAGGCCGCGCTCGACCGCGGCCTCCATCACCGTCGACGACTCGAGCCAGCCGTAGACGTACACGGAGTGCACGATCCGGTAGGCGCCCTCGTCGTGCTGGCGGAGCTGTTCGAGCGCGGCGTCGAGGGCGGCGTAGTCGTAGTCGGCCCACTTCCGGTCGCGGTCGATCTCCCAGCGGTACGGGTGAAGGTTCGCGTCCGCGAGCGCGTCGGCTTCCGACGTCCACGGCGGCGCGGTCTGCGCTTCGAGACGCCGCAGCTCGCTGTCGCGCTCCCTTCGTTTCTCGTGGCGGTCGCGGCTCATCCCGTACGGCTGGACCTTCTCGACCGCGTACGGGTCGGTTCTGCGCAGGGTCTCGACGTAGCCGCGGCCGCCGCACGTCTCGCAGCCGAACATCGTCCGGTCGTTCGCGAGGCAGTCAGCGCACGTCTCGCGCACGACGGCGTTGTGGACGAACCCGGCGGCGGCATGGTCGCGGCGTGTCGGTTGGGGGAGATGGGCGGCGCGGGTCTCGAGG